GGTTATGCGCCATACCGAGGGTGCCCGCAATAAGTTTTTGATTTTAAGGTCATGTCGCAGAAACCCGACACCATAGAAGTAGGGCCGGAAGTGCTGGCTAGGGCGTTGTCCGTCACACCAAGGCATATTCCAAGGCTCGCAAACGTTGGCGTTGTGAAGCGTCTGCCGTCGGGCAGTTATGACTTAGTTGAGTCAGTTAGGGCCTACGTTGAAAAGATGGACACAGACCGTAAGGCTAAGACCGGCACCTACGAAGCCGCCAAGCTCAAAGAGAAGGAAGCCAAGGCTAGGCTAGCCCAATTGGAAGCCGACGAGCGCGAAGGCAAACTCCTAGAGCTTTCCCTTGTGCAACAAACCTGCGGGAACATTTGCACAGCATTTGCGAACCGGCTGGCAAACTTTGGCGACGGAATTGCGGGCATCCTTCACCAACAAAATTCGGACTTCATTGCCCAGCGAATAAACGAAGGCTTGCGTTCGGCACTGCGCGAGCTTTCCAAAATGCCATACGTGCCACAAGAGAAAGACACAAAATGAGCGACACAAAGATAGACGACGGCGGGCCTGCGTTTCCGTGCAATGTTCAGGTAGAGGACAACAGTGGTTCCCATTACGAAGAGCATTACGGGCTTACAATGCGCGATTGGTTTGCTGGGCAGGTGTTAGTGGGAATTCTTTCCGGCGATCAAAGGTTTTTTTCGCCAAGCGAGCTTGCCACAATCTCTTATTGGGCAGCCGACGCTATGCTTGCCGCTCGCAATAAAAAGGAATGACCGCCCCTGAGCAACTAGCCGCTTCAATAGAGCAATGGTTCACCCCGCCAAGCGACGAGCAGCTTTGGCGATGGGCTGAGTCTCGCGTTGACTTGTCGGGCCTGTCGCAGATTGAAGGGCCATACCGGACGGACGTTTCGCCAATGGTGCGTCCGGTCTTTGACGCCTTACAAGACAGGCAGACGCGCAAGGTTGTCCTCATGGTGTCGGCACAGGCTGGCAAGACGCAGACCTTGATGGTCTTCGCGGCTTGGGCAATCTGCGAATCACCCGGCCCCACGTTTTGGGTAGGAGCGTCTGAGGAGGCGATTGAGGAGTTCACCAAGGCGCGGCTCTTGCCTCTGTTTGAACAGATTCCCGACGTGGTTAAGCGGCTGCCGACAAGGCGAGAGGGTAAGACGTTGAACTTGATTCAGTTTACGTCCATGCCGCTCTACTTTCGCGGGGCGAATTCGCCAAGCAAACTCAAGTCCACGCCCGTTAAGTGGCTCATTTGCGACGAGGTTGCAGATTGGCCCCCTGAGTCGCTTGACAAGGTAATGAAGCGGGTTCGCTCTTACCGAAACTCCAAAACGGTGCTGATTAGCACGCCAATGAACGCGGGCGACGACGTGCATATTCATTGGGCGCAAGGAACGCAGACGTTTTTCAATTGGGCTTGTCCGCATTGCCAGCACCGGCAGCCTTTTAGGTTTGGCCGGGAGAAGTCTGTTGTCTTTCCAGAGGCACGCGACAAGGGCGGTATGGTATGGGACACAAACGACATAACGCGCCCGGCTGGCAAATGGAATTGGAGCGAGCTTCGCAAAACGGTTCGCTACCAATGCGAGGCTTGCGGCGGTGACATTCAGCAATCAGAGCAATTTAAGTTGCTGCAAACTTTGGAGCGTCACGACAGGAACCCGGTGCCAGAGCCGGGCGTTCAATCGTTCTACTGGAACGCCATTTACAGCTTGTGGGTAAAGTGGGACGACGTTGCTTGTGAATTTCTAGCCGCAAAAGAGCGGGCCGAGTCTGGCGAAATCGACGCCTTGAAATCATTCGTGCGCGAAACCCTTGGCGAGCCTTGGCTGCTAATGGGCGACACCGCAGACGAAGCGGAAATTCGGCGGCTCTGCGGCAGCTACAAGCGCGGCGAACCTTGGCCGGTAGATGAGCAGGACAAGCGACGGGTTACTCGCATCTTGTCCGTTGACGTGCAGAAGGACTATCTGCGGTTTGTGTTTGCCCAATTGCGCGAGGGCGGCGAAATGCGCGTTGTGGATTATGGCAGCCTCTCCACCTTTGACGACCTGCGAGCTTACCAAACGGCCAATGGGATCGCCAATCGCGGCGTGTTCATTGACTCTGGCGACGGCAACCGGGCAACGGAAATTCTGCGCGAGTGCGTCCGCTATTCGTGGATAGCCATGCGCGGCTCTGCTCAAGACAGCTTCGCTCACAAAACGGCAAGCGGCAGCATGATTCAACGCCCGTATCGCGTGAAGGCGATTGACCCGTTTATCGGCACGAAGAACGCGAGCAGCAAGGGAGTCACCAGAATCGAATGGGCAAACGGCAGTTACAAGGACCGGCTTTACCTGTTTGTGTTGAAAGGCAAAGGGCCAAAGTTTGAGCTTCCGGTTGACGTAGGGAGCGACTTCATTGCCGAGCTGCAAGACGAAAAGCAAGTGACCGACAAGCGGGACGGGCGCAGCGTCACAAAATGGAAGGACTCGGGGAATAACCATTTCGGTGACTGCCTTTTGCAGTGCTTTGTCGCAATGGATGCGTCAGCTTTTAGTCGGGGAGCGGTGATTGATTATGAGTTGAAGCCAACGTAATCAAAGGCGCACTGTTTGTCCGCAGTGTATTCGCACTCCTTTTGGGTTTGATTGCCGTTTGCGTCAAGTTCTTGCATTGTCCAGAGGTGGAGTCGCCGGTCATACCAAGTGCGGCGTTTCCCGTCTGCGCTTGTGTAGGTTTTCCAAACGTATGTCGTTTTCATTTTAAATCGTTTCGTAAGCATTGTCCTTGATTAGCCTAAGAGCGTCGGATTTTTTTAGTTCAGTTGAAATCTGAACTTCGCATCCTTCGGAAACCAACTGGTAAACATTCCAAACGCCACCAATGCGCCGAATTGAAAAAGTTTTCCCATGCGCGACTGCCACATACTTTCCTGATGCTAATTTCGTTTTCATGTGCGCAGCCTAGTCCTATGCCATTGAAAGTAAATCGCAAAACGCTACCAAAAACACGATTTCATCCAGCCTAATTCTCAGTGCTTGTCAAATTAGCTTTGCTGATTTACGTTGCGCGGCATGGCAACCGGTATCTTTGCCGATTTTACCGAGGCTGAAGTCCTCGCCATCCGTAGTCAGGCCAAAACCATGATTACGGAGGGCAAGACTATCATGTCTTGGAGCAGCGGCAACACGTCCACAAGCAAGTCGTTTGTTATGCCGGTGCGCGAGGTGTTGGAAGAATGCCGTTACGCCCTGCGGAAAATCAACCCGACTGACTACGGCGCATTGGTGACTCGCGCCCGTTGCAACTTTGACAATTACATTCCTGAACGCTAACCGCTATGGCAGAGAAGCCAATCAAGATTTTGGACGCCTACGGGAAGCCTTATTCCACGCAAGGCAATACGCTTTACGACGCGGCACGATGGGACAGGAATCGCCCCTACATAATCACGCAAGCCCGCGACTTTTCCAACATCGCGGCAGCCGGGCAGCGCGAACTTCTTAGCCTTGGCCGGTATCTCTTTGCCAACTGCCCGCCGTTGCAAAACGCAATCAAAACGATTGCCCGCGTCTCGGTTGGCAATGCGTTTATCCCGCAGTTCTACGGCGCGGATAAAGCTTGGGGCGAGCAAGCCGAGGGACTGCTTTACGAGTGGCATAAAATTTGTGTGCTTGGCGGCGGCGCGTATGATTGGAATTCCGCGCTTGAGGTCTCCCTTACTTCCATCATTCGGGACGGCGATATTGGAATCCTGCTCACCCAGAGTGAGGACGCGGCCTATCCGCAGATCCAGTTGATTCCCGCGCACCGCATCGGCTCCCCTAGTGAGTTGCCAAAGGTGGAAAGCGGCGCGTTCGCCGGCCGGCCAATCATTAACGGCGTCATCCTAAATGACTATGGCCGGGCGATTGGGTATCGCGTTTACAACGCTGATTTTACTGCCTTCCAAGAAGTTAGTGCCGCCGACTTGGTGCTTTATTTTGAGCCTGATTTTGCCGAACAGGTGCGCGGAGTCAGCCGCATTGCGTCCGGTATTCGTGACTGGCAGGACCGCAAGCAGGCGTTTGAATTTTTGCGACTCGCGCTCAAGAAGGAAGCCAGCTACGCCGTGGTAGAACACACCGAGGAAGGCGCACTCGACCCCGACGCGGACGAGATGCAGAGCTACACGGGCGCAAATGGCGGCACGATTTACGAGGAACGTGTTGACGGCGGTTCAATTCGCGTGTTCCGAGCCAATAGCGGCAGCAAAGTAGAGTTTCCCGAAAGCTCCCGCCCGTCGCAAAACTCGCAAGCCTTTTGGGAGCGTGTTACGCGGGACGGTTTGCAGGCTATCAACTGGCCGGTTGAATTGACTTACGACGCGAGCAAAATCGGCGGCGCGTCTTTGCGGATGGTCATGGAGGTTGCCCAAACCACCGTCGAAAAATATCAGGCCATAGCGCAGAAAATGGCAACACGCATTGATGCTTGGCGCATTGCCAAGGCCGTAAAGGCTGGCGAGCTTCCCGCAAATGCGGACTGGTGGAAATTCTCGCACCAAACGCCAGAGGAATTGACCGCAGACAAGGGGTATTCCAGCCAAGTTGACCGCGAGGAATACAAGCTGGGCATGGTTACGCTGCGCGATCTAGCAGCCCGGCGCGGTAAGGATTGGCAAGAGGAGCGCGCGCAACAAAAGGCCGAGGTTGACGACCTGTTCGCCACCGCCGCAGAGCTTGCAACGAAGCATAATGTCGCCATTGGAAATGTGCTGGCATTCTTGCAGGAACGCAACTCCAACCCGTCGCTAGTTATCACTTCAGCCCAAAAAGAAATTGCGGGCGTTGACGCACCCACCGAATGAAAGCCATCCTAGAAACTCAGGAACTCCTGCTCATTGAACCGCGCCGATGGTTCGCCAAGCTGTCGGAAGTTCAAGCCGACATTTTTAGCGACTTGTTTGAGGACGACGAAGAGGACGAGGGCGTTGAAGTTGACGGCGACGGCATTGCAGTCATCCAGATTCACGGGCCAATTGTTGCGGGACTGCCAGCCTTTGCTTCCAAGCTAGGCTTTGCGCGGCCCGAATCCATCCGCACGCAACTTGAGGACGCGGCCACCAATCCCGCAGTCAGGGGTATCCTGCTTGATTTCAATTCGCCGGGCGGCACAGTCACAGGCACACCAGAGCTTGCGAGCCTGATTGAAGACGTTGCAGCTACCAAGCCCACGATTAGCTTCACAGGCGGCTTGTGCTGCTCGGCGGCTTACTGGCTTGCCGCTCCTACCCGCGCAATTCTCGCCACGCCATCCGCAGAGGTTGGCAGCATTGGCGTTTATGTCGCGCACCAAGACATTAGCGCGATGGCGAAGGCAATGGGCATCATCGTGAACGTGTTCCGCAGCGGCAAATTCAAAGGCGCGGGCGTTCCCGGCACGTCTCTCAGTGAAGCCCAAGCCGCCGAGATCCAAGCCAAAGTGGACAGCCTTGCAGAAGTGTTCAAAGAACACGTGAAAAAGCACCGGCCCGGTATGGATGACGAAACGATGCAAGGGCAGACGTTCATGGGCTATCAGTCCGCAGGAGTTAAACTCGTTGACGAAATGGTTCGTGATTCAAACGAAGCGAAAAAAATCTTGCTCGCACTCTTGACAGATAAGTCTGCGTAATGTAACGAGAAGCAAAACTTATGACAGCACTTCAAGAACTGGCAAACCTCAAGGCCGAAATCGGCAGTCTCAAGGCTGAGTCCGAAGCTAACGCCAAGGCCGCGATTGATGCGTCCTCGCTGCTTACCCAAGCCGCTGCCGCCCGCGATGCACTCGCCGCTGAAAAGGTTGCGCTGATTCAAGAACGCGATGCGCTCGCTGCTAAGGTTGCCGCGCTTGAAGCTGACAAGGTGAAGCTGGCTGACAGCGTTACCCAAACGGCGACGGCCAAGGCTATTGAGATTGTTGCGGGCATTGGCGTGACTCCTGTTGCTGCCGCCCCTTCCGGCAACGCTTCCGGCACGCCGGTTGACCACGCTGCCGCACTCGCCGCTATCACCGACCCGAACAAACGGGCCATCTATTTCCGCGAAAACCGGAAAGCAATCCGCGCCGCAAATGACGCTGCGCGGCTGGCCGCTTCTATCAGCAAGTAACATAAACAAAAAAACACATGGCAACCTACACCAACCTCGATGATGAACTGTTTGCACAAAGCGCACTTGAGGCGTTTGTCAAAGTTCTCGCCCCGCTCCGCGCTTTCAGCACGAACTTCTCTGCTTCGCCCGGCACCAAGGGCGCGAGCGTGCTTGTTCCCGTCGTCAGCAACCTGACCGCCACTACGTTTGGCGGCTCCTACGCTGTCTGCAATGGCACCAAGTCCGTTGTGACCGTCAGCCTCACCGGCCATAAGTTCCTCGCCGTCGGGCAGGATGACTTGACCGCCGCGAACTCCTCGGCGTCTAGCTTGGAGAGTTTTGGTCGTCAGCAGGGC